GACCAGTTAGTAGATAGGGTGTTCAGCACCGTTCAAAACTCTGCGGAGATTGACGAGTGGCAGGACATCCCGTCGAAACCTGGAATGGGTTTGAATGATGCCGGTTTACAAGACCTGGATAAGGAGTTCAGTAGAATGGACTTCCCAGTGTCTTCCGACATTTCTGGATGGGATTGGTCTGTCACTCTCTGGTTGTTGCTTTTGAGTGCGTCATCTAGGGCTAGATTGGGCGGTTTAGGCGTCACCGAGTTGGGAACTTGGAATACCATCTACCACAAGAGAGCACACTTGGTCGCTTTGTCGGTCTTTGTGTTTTCAGATGGGGTTAGATGGGTCCAAACAGTACCCGGTGTGATGAAAAGCGGTCTGTACACAACTTCGTCGGACAACTCTCGTATGAGAGTAGCCTTGGCGTTGTCTGTGGTTTATCTCTTTATGAAACACTTGGACAATGCAGTGGGGGTTTGCACAATGGGAGATGATTGCGCTGAAAGTATGCGTCTGTTGTATGACGCCTGCGGACGGGACTGGGAACGCACCAAGCTTGAGGCGGTGAGGCTCTACAGAAGTCTCGGATTTGAGATCAAGGATCTCTTTCCTGGAAGACCTGTGGAGTTTTGTGGCTACAAGTTTCATGGTGATAACAAGTACGTCCCTGTTCGCTGGTATAAGATAGCAGCTAACTTCTTTAGACACTGGCCACAGGACCATGTGTTTGAGGAAAGGTTGGAGGGACTGAAGTACGAATTGCGGCATTCGCCCGAAGCCCCTCGGGTTTTGGAGTTGGTTGCTGCTTTTCGCGCTCAGGACCGAGCGCAAGTAGGTAACTCGTCTCAGGCATGCACTCTAGTTTAATGAATCCTCAGTAGTTAGTAGTTAGTACGAATGCGAAAATGCGTAGTAATGGCTGGGTGTATGTTTGTGATTTGTGTTCAGTGATCAGTTTGTGCAATTGTTGGCACCGGGATGGGGGTGCAAACGCCCGCCATTCAGTCGCCACCTTCTCCAGTTTCCATAAATGCCGAAACAGACATCCAATGCACCTGTTGCGTCTGGCGGAGGTCCAGAGCTCCATTCAAGCCTAAAGGGCATGGTGCCCAAGTCGGAACTCCCAAGTCTCCTCGCCAGCATGGGGTATCACAAACAGCCAGCGCAAGCAAAGGTTGTGAGCGATCCTCCGGCTTATGCGAGATTGATAGCGGATCCACTGAATGCCCAGCCAGTGGGCAAGCCTGATGACAATGCCTATCCCACCAACGCCATGCGGTTGAGAGACGTTTACGACGTCGTCATACCTGCTGGTGCTGCTGAGTTGGTGCAAGTTCACGGGCCGAGTGTGAATTCAGGGTCTTACGTCAGCGGAACAATTACAGGAGCAGTTGTGACAAGTTTTGGCGCGGCCTCGAACAGTTCATTTTATACGTCTTTAAATACGGATAACATGCTGTACAGACCGCTTATCTATGTTGTCCAGTGGATTCCGTCGATGTCAGACAATTCTGGTTCCGGCAATGTCTTTATGTCGATG